CTTAAGTCCCTATAGTTTATATATAGGTTATTAATAATGGTCTTATCCTTAGATAAAACCAAGGTACCCCAAGGGTATCCACAGTCACCCAAAGATACCCATGGCATTAGAATCCGCTACTTATATTGATGGTCTCGTACCTGCTAATCCTCTTGGCTCAGATGCCATTGCATTTGCAGATGACCATATCCGTCTCATTAAGACGACCCTGAAGAATACCTTCCCGAATCTCTCGGGTGCAGTGAATTGGAACCAAGCCCAACTTAATACCCTGATGCCTGTTGGCGGGATCATTATGTGGGCACAACCCTCTATCCCTGCGGGGTGGGCGTTGTGTAATGGTCAGACTGTTGCACGTAGTGATGGTGCGGGGAATATCATCACCCCCAATCTGGTCGATAGGTTTATCGTCGGCGCAGGGAATTCCTACGGCCTTACTGCTTCAGGTGGTGCCCCCTTCATCACCTTGTCCCAGTCCCAGATGCCCGTGCATAACCACTCGGGACACTCGGATACTTTGGGTGACCATAATCACCTAGTGCAGGGGAATACGTCAGACGTGGGCGACCACCAGCACAGTCTCCCCAATAACGGCTCGGTACAGGCAGGTTCGGACAATGGCGGCGCCAACGTAGCCGTATCCACTGGATATTCGTCGGGACGCTTCCAGAACCCCACGAATCCCGCAGGTGCCCACAGTCACTTCTTCTCGGTCAACTCCTCGGTCAACGGGGCACACAGTCACGTCCTCGCTATTGACAACGCAGGCGGCGGGGCGGCTATCGATATCCGGAATCCGTACTACGCCCTCTACTACATCATGAAGGTGTAAATACAGATGCCTCTCGAAACAGCCAATTACATCAACCAGCTTAACCCTGCGAACCCCCTGAGTACCGATAGTGTCTCCCAGTCGGATGATCACCTCAGAACCATCAAGCTGGCTCTCAAGAACACCTTCCCTAACCTGGATGGTCCCGTACTCTCCACGCCTGCCCAATTGAATTCCCCGGTACCCGTGGGAGTGATCTTGATGTGGTCGGGAGCCATCGTGGCTATCCCTGCAGGCTATGCGCTCTGTGATGGTACCAATGGGACCCCGGACCTCCGTAAGAAGTTTGTCTACGGTGCCAACTCCACGGATAACCCTGTGGGAACCATAGGTGGATCCGCAAGTACCGGGATGGCAGGGTCACACACCCATACGATCAACGGCGCAACTGCGGGTGCCCCTGGGGTTACCTTGAATGCTGTCCAGTCTGGTACAGGCGCTACGGCTGTCACGGCTGTCGCTGCTCCTGCGAACCATACGCACACTGCGAACCTCGTGGGTGATCACCAGCACACCTCGCTGCCTCCGTACATGGCCTTGGCCTACATCATGAAGGTATAACAATGCCGACTCTCCCGCTTCGGAAGCTTGGGGGCGTGGGGGTCATCACTGATGCCAACCCGTACGACCTCCCGCCTAATGCTTTCTCTGCCGCGAACAACGTCATCTTCGATGAGGACCGGATTACCCGTGCTCCTGTGTTCAAGCAACTGTTCAATCCTATCCGGTCAGCCCTCACGTATGACACGGCCCCGGGTACCTACGATGCCAACACGAATCCCTATGACTCGGCTGAAGGTGGTAGTTCTACGCTTGCTCGTTTCGTTGGCTCTTATGCTGACGCCCAGATCGGGGAAGCAGTCTTCGTATGTGATCGAGACGGTACCGTACGTGCGTACCCAAACAATAACCTCACGTTCCTTACCCCTAGTTCAGGCACGGTAACCAACGATAACCCTTGGTCCCACTGTCAGGTCGCAGGGATTTCCTTCTTGGCACGTAAGGGCATGAGGCCCTTGGTCCGGAACATCCCGAACAATGACCCGCAGTACTCCCTCATTGCAGGGGACTGGGTAGCTACAGATACCGCAGCGGTGGTCCGGCCGTTCCTGGACTACGCCATCATGATGAACCTCGACAAGAACGGGGTGAAGTACCCCACGATGTTCAAGTGGTGTAACCCGATCCAGTACGGGGCTGCAATCTCAACGATCAATTGGGACCCTTCGAATCCTAACTTCGTGGCTGGTGAGAACGTCATCTCTGAGATGCGCTCGCCTATCCGTGATGGTCTGGTCCTCGGCAGTGGCTTCATCGTATACAACCAGTCCCAAGTGTGGAACGTGGAATACCGGGGGGACTCTGCAGTCTTTGGGTTCCGTAAGGCTCCCTTCGAAGGCGGGATCATCAACACGAACTGTGTCGTTGAGATCGAGGGCAAGCACTTCGTCTTCGGTGAGAACGATATCTATGTCCACGATGGCCTCGCTAAGAACTCCATCAGTGACAGTCGTGTTCGTCGGACGATCTACAACACCTTGGACCGTACCCGTCAGACCTCGTGCTTCGTGGTCCATGACTCGGTCGCTAACTTGGTCCACTTCTGCTACCCGACCCTGCAGGATGAGGCTGCGTTCGTCAACGCCGACTTCTGTAACCAAGCTGCGATCTACAACTACAAGAATGACACTTGGTCCTTCATGGATCTCCCGAACATCATTGGGGGAGCCGAGGCCAACGCTGCACTGGTGAAGAACTCCTTCCCGGATGTCACGGACACCTACGAACTGTACAACACGAGCTACACAAGCTTCCTCGGGATCACCCCGAAGATGCCAATCATGCTCTCGGTTGCCGATCAGAACGCAGGGGTCACAGATACCCGAGTCTTCGCTGTGGATCTCCCGACCGCAGGGTTGGTTAATCTCCCCGCGAACCAAGAGGTCCTCAAGCCTGCCTATGTGGAGCGTGTGGGGATTGACCTGGATAACGCAGGGCTGCCTACGACCCTCCGAGGGTACAAGCTCGTGCAGTCTCTGGTGCCTCAGTGTTCCTTTGAGGATTCCACGGGTGTCTTCACGTTCGAAGTAGGGTCTGCGGATCTCCCTAAGCAAGCTGCAGTGTACCGGTCGAGTTCGACGTATAACCCTGCCGAAGAGTACAAGCTGGACATGATGGTCGCAGGCCGCTACCTCGCCTACAAGGTGAGCACGGCATCGATCAGTAACTTCCAGTTCTCAGGTATGGACTTCGACATCAAGACATTGAGCCGCCGATGATCTACACCACACCCCTCACCAAGTATGTCCGCTCGAGTGTTCCGACTAATCCCCAATCGCAGGTCCTCTTTCTCACTGAGGAACTGAAGAAATTGGAGCGGACCATTCAGTCTCTCGTGGCAGCCCTCGAGCAGATCGGCGGACACGTACCTTAAAACAGAGAGTAACACCCCTATGATTAGCTACCAAGTTGAGAAGTGGAGTGAAGCCGTCGAAGAGATGCGTCCCCTGTGGGAGCAACACTACTCAGAGATAGCCTACGACCAAGCTGAAATCCCCTTCTTCCTCAACGAGGCCTTTTACCTTGCTGCTGAGACCTCAGGAATCCTCCTGTTTGTCACGGTGCGAGATAACGGGAAGCTCATAGGGTATAGCAAGAATCTACTCAGCCGTCACCCGCATCACGCGTCCTCCCTGTTTTGCTTCAACGACTCCTACTTCATCCTCCCCGAGTACCGCCAAGGCTGGCTTGGGGTTCACCTGTTCCGCTATGCCGAAGCTCGCATGCGTGAAGCAGGGGTGAAGAAGGCTGTCGTCAGCACTCAGGACAACCTGGACCGTGGTTCCGTCTTCAAGCGCCTGCGCTACCGGAAGAGTGGGGCTGTCTACACCAAGGTATTACTCTAATGTTCAAAGCAATCCTCAGGATGCTCGTGCCTTCCCTTGCTCCGGGGATTGGCCGTAAGTACGGCATTGATCCGATCACGGCAAGCCTCGGCTCTGCAGCGATTGGTGCAGTAGGGAGCATCTTCGGAGACAAAAGTTCGTCCCAGAGTGCTCAACAGCAGCAAGCAGATGTCAATTCCCCGTGGTCCAAAGCACAGCCTTACATCACCCAAGGGTACGATAAGGCCCAAGGCTTCCTGAATGATGCCACCACGGGCGCTTACACAGGCCCGCGCGTAGCTGGTCTCAATCCGTACACCACTCAAGGTGCCAACAGTACCGCAGCGTTCGCAGGGAACCAAGGTCAGGACATCGCCAATGGTCTGTATGGCAGCGGCAGCTCGATGCTTGGCTTCGGTCAGCAGTTCGGCAATAACGCACAGTCGGTATTTGACCAAGCTGGTACGGACCAGACTCAGAACTTCCTGAATACGGCCAACCAGTACGCCAACAGCCCCTACGCTG